CAAGGATCGGGCGATATCAGTCTGGATAACAAGGTGATTGCCGCCGGTCAGACCGTGACCATTTCGACCTTCACCCTCACGGCAGGGAACGCATAAGGTAATCAATGGCTGTTACCTGGGCGCAGACATCCGGTCGCTGGCGCTTCGATAATGGAAGCTAAACGACTGCATCCTGGAACGGAGCCGCCGATACAGAGGGAACTTTCACCGTCCCTGCTGGCGGTACTCTCAATGCCCGACTCCGTATCCAGGCCAGGGAAACGGGTACTACTGCTGGATCATTAACCGCGTGCCTGTATCACCGATGGACAACCGGCGGAACTTATCGGCAGACTGAAGGGACATCGATCTATGGTGTGCAGTCCTGTGCATCAGGCAACATTACCGACGATGAAGCGACGACCGCGCAGATGGGTTCTGCTGGAACGTCATTCGTCTCCGGAAAAATGGATGATAGCACTAGCCAATGTACTGCCACCGCGTCTATTTCGCAGAATAAATATACCGAACACGAATACATGCTTCGCTTTGTCGGTACCGCTCTTTCCCAGGGCGGAACGATGTACTTCAAGGAATACAATTCGACTACCGCCTTCACAACTTACACGTCGGTAGAGCAAGCGAAAATCCAATTAAATGCGATATGCACCGCAACGATCACGATGGAGGGCAATAGTCTATCCTCCACCGGGACCGTTGCCAGCGCAGGGACAACCAGCGTAGGGACCCTGAATATCACCCAGGAAGCGCAGACCATCAGCGCAACGGGTGTCACGCCTAATTCAGGGACTTCCGCAATCACCCAAGCTGCGAATACGCTTACGGGAACAAGCGTCAATGCGCATACTGCCACAGCCGCAATAACGCAGGCGGCGAATACCGTTACAGGCGCTGGAGCAACCCCATCCATAGGAACGCTGGCGAAAACGCAGGACAGCCATACCCTTTCAGGTGTTGGGGTAACCGTCCTGACATCGACCGGCAACGCTTCCCTTACCCAGGCCGGTCAAACGCTTTCAGGAACGGGTAACCTTCCCATAGCGGGAACGGCGACAATGGCCCAGGCGGCACATTCCGCCGCTTCTGCCGGAAATATTCCCTCTATTGGGTCCGCCTCGATAACCCAGGCGGCACAGGCCTTATCTTCTACCGGATCGCTATTAGCGGTAATTGCTGGAACTGCCAATATAACCCAAGCCGCAAATACCGTAAGTGGGGCGGGGGTTACGCCTCATGCGGGCGCGGCTTCTATAACCCAGGCGAGCAACACCCTCGCGGGCGCGGGGACGCATACGGTTATTGGTATTCTTTCGTCCTCACAGGCCGCTGTAACTGTTTCTAGTTATGGCGCATTATTGGCAAAAGGTACGTCCGCGAACACACAGGCGGCACAGACCTTATCTGGCACGGGTTCTGTTTTATCCGCCATATTTGGAACCTTGAACGTAACCCAGGCGGCGGTAGTTTTGGTTGCAATCGGTGCTGTAATAAACCCGATAACTTCGCCGACAAAATCACTATTCACAATGACCAACTCAAACCGCGTTATACACCGGAGCAGGACGATGGTCATAAAAGGAATAAATCATGTCCCAGATATTCAGCGAAATCTCACAATCGACAAGTGAAGTTAAAACACATACGATAGATTTTTCCAGCGTCCTGCCTTCTGGTGGAACGGTCACCGCAGGAACGGCCACCCATACGCCTCCCGGAGGCGGTACCGCGACATCGGTCACCTGTTCTGTGACAAGTCCCTATGTTTTCGTGACAGTCGGGCCGCTTGGCAACTTGGGCGTGAATTATGTCGATGTTTTAGCGACCTTTAACAATGGTGATAAGAGCAGCGCCCGCCTGATTATTGACGCTTTTTACCCATCGGTAGCCGCAAGATCGGGGATGACCGATATTCTGACAGAACTCCGGGGAATGGCAGAAGCTGGACCGGCGGATTATTCCATAGCGAACCAGGTATTCTGGACAGATAAACAGTTACAAGATATTCTGGACAGACATGCCTTAGAGATAGAATACGAACCGATGATATTGGTTCCGTCACGTAAGACGGGCGGATATTCATACACCGATTATTATGTTAATCATAAGTGGCTGGAACAGGATGCTACTGGAATTGGCGCTTTCAAGGTACAGGATATTAATGGCGGGACGGTATCTGCCGCGCTTTATTCGGTGGACTATACTTTAGGCGAGGTCACTTTCGCGGCCGATCAGGGCAGCACTATTCCGTATTATGTTACCTGTGTTTCTTATGACCTGAATGCCGCCGCCGCTGAAGTATGGCGCAAGAAAGTAAGCCACTACGCATCCGCGTATGATTTCAGTACAGACAACCATTCCATGAAGCGCAGCCAATTGATGTTGCAGGCGCAACAGATGGTAAATTACTATCTCGGTTTGAGTAATGAAGGGGCATCGAATATCCCCCTGGAGCGTCCGGATGATACCAACTAGCGAACTTGCCGCGATGCAGGAATCTATAAACTCCCTTCTACCGGATACCTGCCAGATTTTGACGCTTACCCATACCAGCGACGGGGCGGGAGGATATACGGATTCTGTTGGAACATCCACTGCCATTTCCTGCCGGTTGGATTTCACCAGTCGCAGCGAACAACTGGCCGCTGGTGCGGTGCAACCATTCAGTCGAGGGATTTTGACGATGCCTTACGATGTGTCTATTGTAAGTACCAACCAGATATTACATGGGGGGATAACTTATAACGTGATCGGTTCCCCTAACTATGATGCATCGTGGTTGGGATGTACTCGGGTGACTATTGAGGCGGTTCGATGACAGACGTTGTAATTGACACGGTAAAACTTGACCAGTTGATAAAAGATGCCCCAGAAATGGTGGACAAGGCTATTCGTGCCACTGCGTTCAGCGTGGAAGCATCCGCCAAGATGTTAGCGGCAGTGGATACGGGCGCGATGCGTGCCAGTATCTTCACAAAGACCAGCCGGAGCAACGGGTTTGACGCAGCCGGGGAAGGCGTAATTGGGAAGAATGCGATGGTTGAACCAATGGACCCTACTCCTGCCGATTGTCCATTGATGACCGCTTATGTTGCGCCCGGCGTGAATTATGCTTACTGGGTCGAGTTTGGTACAGGGAAAATGGCGGCACGACCATTCCTGACCCCGGCGGTTGAAAAGGCGAACGAAACATTCGTCAAACAAATGCAGGAAGTATTCAAGGATGGTGCATGGTGATAGGAGCATTCTGGACAGCCCTTTACAGCAGACTTGCGGGCGGAACCGCGCTGACTTCGCTTGTTGGTGGAACCGCCTCTCCGCGCATCTATCATAACCAGGCGCCGGATGCTGCGACCCTTCCGTATGTTGTATTCAACTGGCAGGGCGGCGGGTATCAACACAGCACCCCTAGTATTGATGTGGACGGAATACTGACCATTCAGGCATACTCAGATGTCGGTCAGGTGCAAGCCGGGTCTATTTCTGCTGCGGTATTCAGTCTGCTTGACCGTCTCCCGCTGACTATAACCGGGTGGGGTAATCCGGCGCTGTTCGCCGAAACCCCGCATTTACAAGCCAATTACACCGACCCTTCGGGTCTAACCACATACTCATGTGGTGATACATATCGGGTCTATTTAGACAAGAACTAAAGGAGAACACAATGACCGAATATATTTGTAACGCTGCTGCAATTTCATGGGCGTATTCAGGCGGAACCGTGACGCTATCCGGTGATTGGAGAAGTTTCAACTTCAACCCTTCACAGGATAAGTTCGATTCCACTGCTGGAACGCACACCAGCAAGACCTACATTCGCGGGTTGATCGATTTTACCTGCGATCTGGTAGGGCTTGCGCACGGTGGTACGTCTGGAACGGCAGTTCTGGCCGCGTTCGCGATGGGAACGGATGGCACGTTGACCGTTCACCCGCAGGGAACCGCGACTGGAAACCAGAAGTTTGTCCTACCGTGTTTCACAACCGGTGATCCCGTAACGAAGTTCCAGTATGCCGGACTGACCGAAATTGGTTTGTCTTTCCAAGGCAATGGTACTTATTCCAATACCGTGAACTAGGCCGCTTAGCGGCAGAAAGGTAATGCTAATGGCAAACTTTCCTATAAGTGGAAAGGAAATACCGGAAATTAATCTCCGGAATATTACTGTCTCTGAATGGCGTGCGATGTTCAGCACTTCACAGCCAGAACACGAAGGCGATGAAATTCTGGCGAAAGTGTCTGGAATGAAAGTTGAGGATATACGCGACCTGCCGCTGTACGATTACCGCGCCCTGTTTCAGGTGGTTCTAAGTAAATCCAATAAACCGCTGGATGAGACGAACCCAAAAAACTGAGTAAAGCCGTCTATCTGGCACGCCTTGATGGGAAAGTGATAGCCGAAGAATTGCGTTGGAGGCTGGCGGAGAAATTCGGGTGGACGCTTGAACAGATAGACGGCTTGAACCTATCCGACCTGCACGAATATTTGCAGATAGAGGATGGTAAGGCGCACGTCAATGATAGTATATTGAGAAAGTAGACAATGAATGATTCGCTTACTCCTAATCACTGTTTTGATATTACAAGGATACGGCCCTATGTCGACTAAGATAGCCTCCATGTATGCTGAAATCAGCGCAAAAGATACGCTGACCCCACAACTTGCCAGGGGCAAGGGCGCACTAACTGAATTTGGGGGAGGCGTAAAAGCTGGCATCCTGCAATTGGCGGGATTTGCTTCTGCCGCTGCATTGGGCGGGATAGCGATAGGAAAAACGGTGGATTTTGTCAAGGACAGCGTGCGGGCATTTACAGGTTACGCCGCGCAGGTCCGCACCATTTCCGAATTAACTAAACAGTCTACGGAAGATACGTCTAGATTAATCCAGGTTGTTGATGACTATAAATTAGGAGTGGAGGACCTTACTGCCGCCTCGCGGGTGCTGTCAAAAGAGGGTTTTTCGCTAAATATTGACACCATTGCAAAATTATCCGACCAGTATTTGCAACTAAATACGGGGGCAGAGCGGCAGGAGTTCCTTACAAAAAACCTGGGGCGCGCAAGCGCAGAATGGACGCTAATATTAGCGCAAGGGTCGGATACCATAAGGGAACAAAGCGGGCTTGTTGAACACTCTTTAATTCTAACCCAAGCGCAAATTGATAAGGCAAGAGAATACGAGACAAAACTAGATGGCCTTCAGGATGCATGGCAAGGATTCAAGGTCAACGCCGGAGAACTGACTTTGCCGGTAGTGATAAAGGTATTAACAGCCGCAAATCAAGTGACACGGATTGGTGGGATGTTCCAGCAGCTGGAGAAAAACGCAGTCACTGGCAGCGCTTCTTATAAAGACTATACCGATACGATGCACGGCTTTTTCAAATCGCTGTCATTTGGCGAGGAATTTATATTAGCCACTACTACTGATCTGTCGATAATGACAAAGGCGGAATACGACGCGGCAAAAGCAACGGAGCATTTCGATAACGCCACCGGTTCCGCGACTCCAGGCATGATAAGGTATTCGCAGTCCATCGCTGCGGCAGTACCATCGTTGGAGGAGTTGGCCGCGGCCGAAGATGCGGCAAGGCTGGCAAGCGCAGCCAGGACCGACTATTTGGGCAGCATAATTTCCTATGCTGGACAATGGCAACAGGGTCAAGAAGATATTGCTTCTGCCACAGAAGATGTGGCCGCCGCAGAAGCGGAAGTCGCGCGCCTGCGAAAGATCGGATATGCAGAATGGGGTGACACCCTGAAGGGAGCGAACGAAAAACTGGGCGAAGCGAAAACCAAGTTGGAAGAAGTTAGGGTTGCTTCTCAAATGGCGACGAATGAAATGATCGCGGGTTTCCTCCAGACGCAACTTACCGTAGACGGGACTTTCACCAAAGACGATATGAAAAAAGTCCTGGACTATCGCCTCGCGATGGGCCTTCTAACAACCGAAGCCTACAATGCCGCCCAGGAGGCACTGCGGGTCGCAACCAACCTGGCCGGGATCCCAGGAGAAACTTATTCGAAAGTTTACCTAACCACCATTGAAAGACGCCAAAGGGAGGGTGTCTCAAGCGGCGGCTCTAGCGGCGGAGGCGGCGGATCCGGCGATAGTGGATACAGCGGGATGGCTGTAGGCGGTCGCCTGGGCGGACACTGGGCGGAAGTAGGGGAGGAAGGAACCGAGGGCGTGAGCCCTACTGGCCAAGTCATTCCCCATAATAAATGGGAACGAATGAAGCGCCAGGGTTTGTCTCCCCAAGGGCATTATGGAAAAGGAACCTGGGAAGAAGATTATGGATATGCCCCCTGGGCAGACCCGAATGGACCTGGACAATATAACCCCTTGGTAATGGCACGTGACCCATGGAACTACAATACACTTCCTGGGCAATATCCTGGTGATATAAATAATCCATCATCCTGGACAACTGGCGGTTCTGGCGGTTCTGGCGGTTCATCCGGCGGAGCGCAGACAATGATTCAAACTGCAATCAGCACCGCCGCTGTTGCCAGCGCCCAGGCCGCCCAGGCTGAAATGACGGTTTCTGCCGCTGCCGCAACCATCGCAAGTAGCGGAGAGAGACAAGCCAGGGAAACCCAGAATCAGACTGCCCAAAACAACGCCGGAAACCAGGCGATCGTCTCTGAATTGAGAAACGTGCGGGCGCTCCTCGAACGCCAGGGCGTCCAGATGCCCAAGAGCATCGCGGCAGCCGTAGAGCGGAAGGTGTCTGCATGACAGTAAGTTTTACCTGGCAGATTGAAATGGATTTCGGGGCTGGTTTTGTCGATGTGACCCACGATGTCCGTACCGTTTCTCCTAAAGCAATCAGCCGGGGAATTGACGGCGCCGGAATTACCGACCGCGTGGCGAAGGTTGGTACTTTTGCTTTTGCCCTCGACAATTCTGCCAAGAACACCGTCGGGACTATGGGATATTATTCACCAGACAGCGTAAATTGCAGGTCGGGGTTCGGATTAGGGACAAAGACCCGCATGACCTACACCTACGGGACCATCCCATATTATAAATATTACGGGAAGATTTCAGACCTTACCCCAACTTTTGGGCAACTGAAAGAACGATACACCAGCGTTAACTGCGTTGATTTTATGAATGAGTTACTTGTTCATAATCTAAACGGACTGGCAGT